CTCTGATGTAGGAACTGTAATTTGGGGTAACAAAACGTTACAAGTTGCTGACACAGCACTTAACAGATTGAACGTAAGAAGATTATTACTTCAAGCTCGTAAGTTGATTTCAGCAGTAGCGGTAAGATTATTGTTCGAACAAAACGACCAGATTGTAAGACAACAATTCTTGGATAGTGTTAACCCTATCTTAGATTCAATCAGAAGAGACAGAGGTTTATACGATTTCCGTGTAACCGTATCATCTTCACCTGAAGACTTAGATAGAAATACATTAACAGGTAAAATCTACTTAAAACCTACGAAGGCATTAGAATTCATAGATATCGAATTCTTCATTACTCCAACAGGAGCTTCGTTTGAAAACATTTAATAAACTAACGGGGGTACTAATCATACCCCCTTTATTTGCCAAATATGAAAAGACAACTTAGAGAGGGATTTAAAGGTGAAGGAACACCAGATATGAAATATTATGCGTTTGATTGGGACGACAATATTGTTCACATGCCAACAAAGATAATATTAAAGACTGATGATGGTGATGAAGTTGGTATGAGTACAGACGATTTTGCGGAATATAGAAGTAAAATCGGAAAAGAAGATTTTGAATACAACGGAGACACTATTGTAGGATTTGGTGAAGACCCGTTCAAAAACTTCAGAACTGCGGGTGATAAAGATTTCTTAGTTGATGCAATGAGAGCAAAACTTGGTCCAGCATTTAATGACTTTAGAGAAGCAATTAATAACGGTTCAATATTTTCAATCATAACTGCAAGAGGTCATAACCCCAACACTTTAAAACAAGCTGTTTACAATTATATTATTGACGGATTTAATGGTATCGATAAGGACCAACTAGTTAAGAACCTTAAAAAATACAGGACGTTTGTAGACGAAGACGATATGACGGACGATGAATTAATCAAGTCGTATTTAGAACTCAACAAATATCATCCAGTGTCGTTTGGTGATGAAAAAGGAGCTGCCAACCCTGAAGAAGCTAAGGTTCGTGCAATGGAAGATTTCGTTTCTTATATTAAAGGAATGGCGAATTTATTAAGTAAAAAGGCGTTTGTAAAAAATGACATTTCAAATAATTTCGTTCCAGAGCAACCTATAATTGGATTTTCAGATGATGATGTTAGAAATGTAGAAGTAATGAGTAAACATTTTAAAGATAAACCAGATAATATAGTTAAAACTTATTCTACTGCTGGTGGCGTTAAGAAGGAATATAAGTAATGAATAACCTTAACAAAATAAAAGTAAAGAGAAAAAATTTTTAACAAGAGTATATTTATAGAAATAAACAAAACAAAAAAAACAAAATTAAAATAACATGGCTGATTTATTAATGAAAATGCCGATACCTTACGAACCGAAACGCCAGAACCGTTTCATCTTAAGGTTTCCATCAAGTTTAGGTATTAACGAATGGTTTGTTGAAAGTGCTTCAAGACCATCTATCAAGATTGGAGCAACTGAAATTCAATTCTTAAACACATCTACATTCGTTGCAGGTAGATTTAACTGGGACCCGATTAGTGTTAAGTTCCGTGACCCTATTGGACCATCTGCGGCTCAAGCACTTATGGAGTGGGTTCGTTTACACGCTGAATCAGTGACAGGTCGTATGGGTTATGCTGCGGGTTACAAAAAAGACATCGACCTTGAAATGTTGGACCCTACAGGAGTTGTTGTTGAGAAATGGATTCTTTATGGAACTTTCTTAACTGATGTTAACTTCGGAGCGTTATCTTATAGTCAAGATGCGTTGGCGGATATCACAGCTTCTTTAAGAATGGATAGATGTGTGTTAGTATACTAATACTATTTACATAAAATCATACTCACTTATATTTAACCGTAAAGCTAATAAACTTTACGGTTATTTTTTTATATGGAAAATCAAGCAAGAGACTACGGTCAAGAAAATTTTACACTACCACACGATGTAGTTCAGTTACCTTCACAAGGTATATTTTATAAAAATAAAAAGAAAACCTTAAAGGTTGGATATCTTACTGCTTCCGATGAGAACATTCTTATGGGTGGTGCAAATGATTTAACAATGACCTTGTTAAGAGCAAAAATCTATGAGCCAGATGTAAGAGTTGAAGATTTAATTGAAGGTGACGTTGAAGCAATTCTAATCTTTTTAAGAAATACTGCGTTTGGTCCTGAAATGACTATTAATGTCACTGACCCTGCAACTAAAAAACCATTCCAAACAACTGTAATGTTAGATGAGTTATCAATTGTTGGTAACCAAAAATCAAATGAAGATGGTACCTTCACGGTACTTTTACCAAAGTCACAATCTACTATTAAATTAAAACCATTAACTTACGGTGAAATCATGGACATTAATTCCATGGCGGCAATGTACCCACAAGGTAGAACAGTACCACGAGTTACTTGGAGAATGGAAAGAGAAATTGTTGAAGTAAATGGTTCATCCGATAAGGCGGGGATTGCTAAATTTATTGAGTCAATGCCAATTATGGATTCAAAATTCATCAGAAAATTTATGAATGAAAATGAACCAAGATTAGACATGAACAAAACTATTATGGCCCCGTCAGGAGAAAAACTAACAGTGAATGTTGGTTTTGGGGTCGACTTTTTTCGCCCTTTCTTCTGATTATAGAAAAAGTCAAATTGACGAATTTTATTATTTAAGAACATTATTAGGTATAACCTACCAAGATTTTGAAAGAATGCCAATATTTGTTAGAAAGTATCTACTAAATAAATGGCTTGAAGATAACAAGAAGGACTAAAAAATTAGTCCTTCTTCTATTTATATACAAACTGATAATATAAAATGGCGGAAAACGATTTTGAAAATCTAAAAAACTCCATAGAAGGCTTAAAATCTCCTATCGATAAGATATTGGAATCTATTGGGGATATGTACCAAGGTGCCGAAAATCTTAACAACGCATTTCTTCAAGGTAGAACCAGAATGGATGAAATGGCTGATGCGGTTGCTAGGTCTGCCGCTGGTGTTATTCGTTTGGGTGGTAGTATTGAACAAGTTTCATCAACAATGGCAGATATTGCCAGAGGTTCTGAAAGAAATGTTTTGGCTACGGAAGAACAGGTTAGTAAATTATTTGCCGCTAGTCAAATTATTGGTAAAGATACAGAGACTATTGTTCGTAATTTTGCACAGGCGGGTGTAGAGGCGTCTCAAATTGGTACCAACTTAGAACAATCTATAGAATATGTACAAAGTGTTGGTCTAAATGCTCAGGTTGTTATGGGTGAAGTTACCGACAACATGGCGTTGATGAATCAATTTAGTTTTGCCGATGGTGTTGCTGGTTTAACAAAAATGGCAGCACAAGCTTCTATGTTGAGGTTTGATATGCAAAACACCGCAAACTTTGCAAACAAAGTTATGGGACCTGAAGGTGCAATTGAAGCCGCTGCAGGGTTCCAAAGATTAGGAGTTTCAATTGGAAATCTTACTGACCCATTTGCGTTAATGAATCAATCATTAACCGACCCTGGAGCATTACAAGATAGTATTATTAATGCGACAAAACAATTTACTGAGTTTGATGAAAAAACAAAAACATTTAAGATAAACCCTCAAGGTATCTTAATGTTAAAAGAAATGGCTGATGTTACAGGTATTAGTGCTGCTGAATTATCTAAAACTGCTTTGGCAGCTGCGGATTTAGATAAAAGATTATCGGCAATTAGCCCTTCAATTAGTTTTGAAAATGAAGAAGATAAGAAATTGTTGGCCAACATGGCAACGATGGGTAAAGAAGGTGAGTACGTTGTTCAAATTAAAGATGACAAAGGTAATATTGAACAGAAAAAACTTGCAGACCTAACTCAAGACGAATTTGAAAAATTAAGAGAACAACAAGAAAATAGACCTAAAACTTTAGAAGATATTCAAATAAGTCAGTTAGACGTTTTAAAAAATATTCAATCTTCATTGGATGCAAATATTGCTAAGGGTACTTTTGGTGTTGCAGCGACACCTGTTATTAGAGGTAATCTTACAGGTGCTGAAAGAATTAGTCGAGCGGTTGTTAGTTCAATCGATAAAGCGGTTCCTGAAAGCGCGGAAATTACTAAAAAAGTTACCGACGCAGTTGATAAAATGAGTGCACTATTTGTTCAAAAAGATGCTGGTAAATTAAGTGAACAAGATTTTAGTAAACAAGTTGAAGAGTTAGAAAACAGTATAATGAGCCAAGCTAATAGTTTAGGTCAAACAGGTGTTGATGCTTTGAAAGATTTATTACAGGATGCGAATAAGAAAATTACGGGAACTAGCGGAATTGAAAAAGAATTTAAAAACTTTATAAATGAAACTTTAAGCGCTGCTGGAGTTAAAACAAATGCCGCTGCCAATGCGGTAAAAGAAAAGGCTCAAGTCAAACCTTTATCTGAGTCGGATATATTAGGACAAAGTATACAGTCTAAAGTTGCTGCGAAACAAATAGAGTCAAAACAACCTAGCACAACTAATGTAAAAAATGACGTTACAGGAAACATAAAAATTACAATAGATGGGTCTGTTGGGGCGAATGGTTTAACACAACAACAATTAACGCAAATATTCAATAGTGATGCGTTTAAACAATATGTTGCTAATCTTGGAAAAGATACAAAAGGTTCAGGAGTTGTTGCATATCAATGATAAAAAAAACTCAATTAACCTATTTATTAATAAAGTTATAGATGGGTAGTCCATTAGATTATATTAGTACCGAAGGCTTCAGAAAAAAACTGATGACCCGTAATTTAAAACCTTACGGTAAATCACCAAGCCCTGCAACCCCGCCAATTACTTACGAAGTGGTTCAGGGGGATATTTCTGTTATTGATAGTCCTGATTTCTTAATTGATACAACATTTTTTGCCGACAAACAATATACCCTTAACAGATGGGGTAATGAAGGTGGATATGAATTTGCTCCCGACATTTCAGGAAATTTAAATACTGTTTCAAATAACGGGGAATATGGACCAGGTCAACAAGACGCTCACATCGTTGATACGGGATTTGCGGCAACTCAAAAGTGGAGACCATTAAATGCGTATTCAAGTTCAAATAACTTTGATGCGGGTGAAGCGGTAACAACATTAGAGACGGTTAGACCTGACCAAGACAGACCACCAAATGGACAACCATACCCAACGTTTAACGCATCGTCTTATCGTTCAGTTTCTATCCTATTAAGTCCCGACCCTCTTGGTAGTAATGGATTATTAAGCGCGGATTCATTCATCGCTCGTTTAGGTGCAAAAACTTTAAAGAGAGAATTTGAAGACCGAATCGGTAGAGCTATTATTAGAGAAACGATTGGTAGGGCAAACATTTTAAATGTTAATAGTAGTACAAACCTTGTTAATATTTTAACAGGTAATGTTCCGATAATTGAACCAAACTATAATATTACGGTACCTAACAATCCTTTAGGGGCTGCAGCACAATTTGCGTTAAGTCTTGGGGGTAGTCAATTACCGTTCTCAACTATACCAGGTTCTTATTGGGACCCAAATATTAATCCGCCACAACCAACAACAATCCAACAAGCGTTACTTGGTAATCCGTTAGCTGCGGCAGGTAACTTTATTAGTAACCTATTAGGCGCGGGTAAGACAGGTTCTCAAATATTTTTTGAAAATACGGGACAAGGACAAAAATCTTTATTGTTTAAGAATATAAACTTTAACAGATACAAGCCAAGTTATGACCGAACATTAATTGACCGTTTGGGTGGGGCCCTTGTTGGAACCAATACAAACAATGCCAATTATTACGTTGGTTCAACAACGTCTGAACCATCAAGAATATTTTCACCATCAGGTTCATTACCAAATGACCCTTATGGAAATGAAGTTCAAGCTCCTGTTTATGGTCCTGAAGAGTTGGCTCAGTTATATGAAGGACCAAGTAAAGAAATTAGACTTGGTGCTAACGGACCGACCTATGGTAACGGTGGGGGTATTGAAGGTGGTTTCACATGGGTGTCACCAAAATACAAAGGTAATGCTGGTAAAAAAGTTGGTATTGGTGGACAAATAACTGATGACGACGAAGACTTTAAACCATCATCGTATAATACCACTGAGTCAACGGAAAGAACATTTAGAGAAGGTTCTATTCTTGACGACACTCAAAGAATTATTGATAGCCAACCACAAGGTGGTAATCGTTTAAAACACGCGGGTAATGCAATTGACCAAGTTAGTAAAGTATTCAATGATGGGTATAAAGAAATGACGAAAGGTTCAAGAGTGTTAAGTTATGTTGGGGCAATCGGACAAGAGGTTGGTACTGAATACTGTCGTGTGTTTGCCAAAGACGTTCCGTACTTACAATACAATGACCTTCAAAAGACTGACGGTATAACAACTGAAGGTAGAAGATTTTCTTGGTCGGTATTGGATAAGACTTATAATCTTAACATTGGACCAAACAAACAAGAAGGAGGTCAAGACTCGACCAATATTATTGGTACGATGAATAACGCTTATGCTAAGAAATATATGTTCTCATTGGAGAACTTGGCGTGGGCGACATCAAATGCGCCTGGTTACTCTGTGTCAGATTTGGCGGTGTGTGAGAGAGGTCCTAACGGAGGTAGAGTAATGTGGTTCCCACCATATAACTTAACATTCAACGAATCAGTACAGGCAAGTTGGAATCAAAATGATTTTATCGGAAGACCTGAACCCATTTATACATATAAAAATACAAGTAGAACAGGTAGTTTAACTTGGGATATTGTTGTTGACCACCCATCAGTATTGAATGTTATTGTTAATAAAGTTTTAGGTAATGAAACTAACAAGACAAGAATTGATGGAATATTGGATTCATTCTTTGCGGGGTGTAGAAAATATGATATCTATGAATTAGCTAAAAAATACTATACAATTAATCCAAATGATTTGTTTCAAATGCAACAAGCAATTACTTCAAAAGAAGTTACAAGGGAACAAATGGAATATATTGCAAACACAATTAAAGTAGAACCTGAACTCGCGGCACCAAATAGTGGTGGAGGAGCTACAGGTTCTGGTGGTAGTAATGGTAATGGAGGTATTGATTTGTCAAAATACGAACAAATTGGTTTTTATTTTTCAAATGATTACCCACGACCAAAAACTGCACCTAATTACAATGAAATGTATGATGAATATATTGAAGAAAAACCAACGTATTCAAAAAAATCAAACGGTCCTCAGTTAGATGAATTTTATAATACTGTAATTACACCAAACTATAAAATTGCTCAACAATTGGCTATTGATGTTGCTGAGCAAATTAAAAATAGTACTTCTGGTACTGTTA